AATGGTGGCTGAGTATACTGGATAGCTTCCAGTGATGTTTGTACTAGGAATCACCGCATCGATTATACCATCCCAATTTAATTGTTCTCCAGTTGCAACTAATAAGTCGGATTCCACTTCAACTGTGTCGGTATACGTTGGAAAGTCTCCAACTAATATAAAATCAGTAGCCAAATCGACGTTATTTGATTCATATGTTGGATATTCGCTTTGAACCGATGCCGTCATTGACGCATCTATCGTTCCGTCCCAAAATAGATTTTCCTTTGTAGGTCGTTTATGTTGAACCTTATTTCTTTCTAATATATGAGGTTCTATCAATAATCCCTTTACCAATTTCACCCGCGCAGGTTTTACATCATCTAAGTAATCAAAAACCGTTTTATCAAACTGTCTGGCAAGTGTAATATAATCATATATGTTCATACCGGCTGAATGGCGAGACCAATAATGTTCATTTATAGTATCAAGGGATGAGTAAGATGATGAATAGTAAGCCGCAGGGTCTCCGATTTCATTCATAAAATCAAGGCCACCAAATGCTCTAACAATATCACGATTAACTTCATCAACTGGTGATATGAAAACTCCAAGTTTATTAGAATCAACAGGAGCATCATCAAATTGCTTTTTAGTGATACGAGTTGATACACTCAGAGCGGCTGTATCAATTAAAGATTGCGATTCAAACCGTATCTTATCCGTATCTGCCCTGAATCCGATCGATGGTATTTCGGTAGCGGAATTAATGTCTATGTATTCAAACTGATATGGATCAGCTGTGATGGATGCAAAATTAGATGCGGTAGCGGCCGCTACCATATAACCATTTGAACCCGTCAATGCGAAGTTTGTGAGTATAGTATTTGTATTTAGATTCTGAGGCCGTTCGAACGGAATCCTAATCAATAAATCATTAAGAGACGATGTATAATGATCTCCGCTAGTGGATTCATTATATAATACATGTCTATCATATGCAGTTTCGCTTAGAGGACGTTTCCATGCTCTGAATTCGCTAACGCTTCCATAAAAATCATTTCCAATTTGCATCAGAGATGAAGATTCCCACATCGATCTCGCAACTGATATTGAAGCTGATGTTTCGTGTGTGAATAATTCATATATGGATTTCTTCACATACATATCAATTACATCTGTAGTTCCTGCTCTTGAACGTATCAATCCAACTGTATATAAATCATTATCAAATATAGGGAATTTGGATGATGTCACATGAGTTACGCCAGCGGATCCAGATACAACCAATCTAAGTTTGCCATTGAAATCAGATCCAGGAACAGAATCAACGTTAAGTGTAACGTATGAATTACTCAAATCCTTCGCTGTTAATAATTGATACGATCCGGATGTGGCGTCACCATGCCCAGCTGGTTTGTTGGCGGTTCTGAACGTTATTTCAAACGAATCAGGTTTTCTATTTAAATCACTAGCAATGATATCCAACTGTACTTGATTCGACCCGCTCATATTAAGAATCTGAGTGGAATCATCAAATGTGTAATATCTGATAGCATCCGTTGTTAATTTGGGGCCTCCGAATTCATACAATCTAATTATAGATGAAGGAATTCCATACATATTAAACAATGCTCTAATTGAAGCACGAGTACCCTTTGCCTTTAAAACATATGGAAGGTTATTTAAAAATCTGCGATGTAATTCTTCTTCTCTAGCCTTAGCACTTGTTGATGATAGTGCATCACCATTGCGTTTTTTACCAAGAAGATAATTTACTAAATCTTCTTGTGCTCCCCGCGTTCGTATCTGCCAACCAAATGATTCAAGAAGTTTCTTTACAAGTTTAGTCGGAGTACCTACGTTTGGATCGTGTGACCTTACAAATAATCTATTAATCGCATCTATATGAACTTTGATTAGGTCAAAATGGTGCCCTATCATAGAAATGAACAATAGGAAGTCTGTATTGGATGGATCCCTGCGAATGTGTTCTGGCAAATCCTTATGTAAATTGTATTGATTGGCGTCATCATACAATTCAGATACTCCGGATTGGCTTACATAATAATTAACTGCTAGAGACGCAGTGGTCGCTTCTAATCTACCATTAATCTTCGGCCAGCTGGTACTTCCTGTTTCAAAATATAAGAATTTTTCATAACCATCAAATGTGGTTGTGACTTCATTGATTTGTACATTATATTGGTTAATTTCATCTCTAACTGCAATTGAAGCTGATACGGACGATGAATTTATAAAATTACGAGATGTAGTTTTTGATTCTATTAATCCAAGTTTATATTTGAAATTTGCTAACCGTTCCAGTGCTGAACTATAGAATACAAAGTTGCCATAGTTGGTGAAATCTATACCAAGCCCATCATCCGTTACTAAACGACCCGAAATTATATCATTTAAAATATCAGTTGTAATGCTTCCTGATAATATATAACCAGATCCATCAAGGTCGGTGTCTGATATTGTTAATAGCGAATTTTCAGTTTTAAAGTTTAGTAATTCGTCATATCGTAATAACCCAGTTGAACCGGCGCTTGAAATATCAATCAAGTTGATATTACTAATTGGCATACCCAAGTCGGTTTGATCATCTATATTGAAATTCGCCCCTCTAAGGCTGAAATTAGATGTAGTCACATTATTTTTCAATTCAACGTTCGTAATGAATGGATCTATCAATTCGTACGCAATATAATGTCGCCCATTAGTTACTTCTGATTGGTCAAGCGGATCATATAATTTCAATATAACAGATGAATCTACATCTTTAATATAGTTTGTAATCAGGTATTCACGCCTGGAATCTTCACTTACTAATAAGTTTCTAAGTATTTTTCTATCATTGATTACGTTTGTAAATGAATCTCCTATGCCAAGCTGATCATTAATAACCGGTACAAGTGCATTGATTATATCATCTATAGTCAATGGAGGAGGAGGAGGCGGAGTAGCTTGTGGTAATATGCTTAAAATTGTATTAGCGAACAATCTAGTATCAATAGAATCTCTAGCCCCGATCGGGAATGTCCTATTTTCTATTTCAGCAAATACCGTATATGATCCCTCCGGTAAGGTTATATTTATCTTTCGAGTTTTAAGAGTCGGTATGTTCGAACTCAATATAACCGAATTGCCTGCAGGTGTCACAACTCCCACATGCACATTAGCCAATCTATCATTCCCGGTTCCGTCTGATAGAATTAATTGTCCAACATTTCGTATGTCATAATCAACTGTGAGAGTATGCCCGTTTTCAATTGCAGGTTGACTTATGCGAACGTCCGTTATGTACGGACCATATACTATACCAGCTGCCGGAATTTCAGGTCGTTCTGGTCTACCGGTAGTTGGCGGCGGTTCTGTTACTGCAATAAAATTAATAGTCACCGGTGCTTGTGATATTAATCCATCTCGATTCGACGCTATGACATTTACTGTGAACGCGCCGTATGAATTATCAAATAAATTCCAAGGTAAATATTCTGTTATGTATTGATTTTTAGTAGAATATTGTACATCAAATTCATAAGCTTCCGAATTATTAAATCCAATTCCAACAATTTGAATTTTTGTTGCATTTGAATACGTAATATTTATATCAGGAGAAGCAGGCGGTATTTGTCCATTCCGTATGTTTATATTTTCAGGGCTAAAGTTTGCCGAAACGTTTGGCCCGATTGCGTTTACTTCATAATCTATGGTATATTGCGTGGTGTTTGGTCCGACGATAAAATCATACACAAATCTGCCATTGACACTGCTGGGCATGATGTTGCCATTGATACCCGCAACCGATTGAATATTGAATACTTTATTATCAAACGTAGTAGATGCAATGGGAATGATCCGTATTCTAGTTCCACGTGTCCAAGAGCGCCGGAGCTGTCCATTTGAAATCAATATTACATCGACAGGAGTTCCCTGAGAATCTAGTTCCTGTACTTCAACTAAATTGGAAATGGTATGCGCTATTGTTGGTGTTATGTTAAAACTAACATCAAATTGAGTAGGAGCAGGTGTGGCGACTATTGCTTTTACATATATTGGAACTTGTACTGTAACTGTTTTAGTTGTAGAATTTGATCCGTCGACTAGAGAAACTAAAACTTCAACCGATATAGTTGTTCCTCCCTTTGCAAGATCGAAGTTTTGTACCCCTACATCTATATAAACCTTTCCGCTGTCCACTCTAGGAATAACAGACATTCCAGGTGTACCTGCAATTGGAAGAACTTGAATACCACTTACCACATTACTCTTCGGACTTACAATAAGCTTGGATGTTTGAGTTTCTCCCTTTGATTCGTCTATATTGATTATCGAATTATTAATTTCAACATAAAACGTTACGGGTTCAAATATATGTGGCCCTGGAATTTGAGTAGTAGTAATTGTCCCTGTGTTTGATATATAAAACACTTCATCTGAATTATTATACCGAACTCCCATTCTAGCAATGAATGATACTGGCCGAGTGCCCGTTACATTATCGACTACTACTCCGATGGTATCATCAATCCGGTATGTATCATGGAATATTACTTGATCCGATTCACTATCTACATCAACCGATTCGACAATTATATCTGGTGAATTTATTTGAAATAATTCAATATTTCCACGCGTTCCATTTTCTAAATCAATTACAGCGGTCTTGGTTTGAATTAGGTTTAATATATTACGTTTTGGGCTGAATATGAATTCATCCGTAATGGTCTGCACCTCAACTGTATTCGTTTTCCCAGTTACAGTCAATGTTCCCGATATTGGATCTTGCCCATGTCTGAAATCTTCAGCGGTTACGTTGAATGAAAACGAATTCGAAATTCTAGTTGCTGAAAATCGCTTATCTAAAAACTCTGGTGGATTGTATAGTGGATCAATAATATCTAAACTAACGCTCAATATTTCAAAATCGGGCAATGTGTTTGTAATATTGGTATTTATTTGGAACGCATTGATTCTAGTAGATCCCTCTTCTGCCAATTCAAATTGATTGGTTGAAATCTGAACCACACTTCTCAATGGTATAACGGTTCCCGTTCCTCCACCTCCTCCTGCGTTAGAATCCTGGAGGGAAATTTTACCATATATATTTAATATACTAGATTTCAGCGGCTCATTATCTACTCCAACTGTATGAGCCGTTACATCTATTCTAAAGTTTCCAGTTGTCGTCCCCCGAGACTCGATGGTATACGACGCAATTACAGAACCATTTGTTTCTGTGAACAAAAACGGAGCGCTTATTGTAATATCGGCGTCACCTGCCGCTTTGATTGCTTGGACTGTTATGTTACCGACTAATGATGAGCGATCAACACGGACAGAAAAAGAAGTACGATTTCCTAATAGTAAGTTTATTCGTTTTTCAGGTGTACCTCCGTTTGCAGATGAAAGGGAAACAGATGGTATATTTCCAATTACCCTCGCAATTACAGGAGGTTCGTATACACCCTTACCCTCCGTCGCTCCATCTGTGTCCTGGTCTTCCCGTTCTTCGTCTACATCTTCAGTCTGAGTTTCAACCAGCTCCGTAAATCCTGGAGTTACAGTAACTTGACCAGTTGATGATACGTTTATGGACGGCGGAGTAAATTCAGTTGTTGGGCGTGTGAATCCACCCCCGGTGTCTTGACCGTCGCCGTCTAAATCATTTCCTTCCGGTAGTTCTCTTTCTATAGCCATTACTTACTTTCCATTTATTTAATACCGAGTAGCGGCATTTTGAGCATCTAATTCTTCCTGTGTTCGCTCTGCGGTGCTTATATATTCATAATTATCCGCTCCGGAATAATCCAGCGGCAAGGGAAATCCAATTGTGTTTCCATTTGCATCAGTCGTTGATGGCCCTCCTTCCACCATATATAAAGCAATAGATTCTTTCATCACAGTATCGAACATCCGAATAAATTCATTATAGCCAACGAATCCAATTTCCAGTAATTTTAATAACATAGTTTCTTTAGCATGTATCAAAATTCTAGACAAAAGGTCGGCAAATTGAATGTCACTTATTCCAAAATCAGTTTGGAGCTTATTTAAAAATCCCAAGTCTAATTTATTTATAGTTACACCAATATCTATATCATTAAATATATCACCGAGCAAAACATTGAATTCTTTCGAGTCCATTACCAGGTTCGCGAAGTTAAAAAATTCTGTTTTCAGCGTTAAATCCACATCTGCATTTGGATTTGGATTTTGTAGAATTCGGACTTCCGTTCTTGATGTTGAAATATCTTTAATAAAAACACCGGGAAGTTGATCAGATCCAGCCATGAATTTCCAGAAATTATATTCTACTCTGAATGTTCCTGCTTGATACCCAAGTTCCTTTACTTCTAAATCCGGGCGGAGATAAAAATAACCAGTCGCTGGGTCAGTCGGCGGAGTAGCTTTTTCAAATTTGATATTCAATAGATTATTAGACCCATCATATATCTTTGTAACAACTACATTATTACCATCAGCGGTGAATTCCACATTCTCCAGCCCATCTCCAAAGAAGCTTAGATCTTCATTCGATACTCGTTGTCCCCGGTAGTCTACATCATTTGTGTTATTTTTATAACTTCTAATTGCCATTTATTATGCCGCATTTATTTGAGCTTCCAATTCCGCCGCTTTTTCACGGAATTGTCTTTGATATTCTAGGTATGTCGTATACACTGGATCATTTTCAGGTCCGCCGGCGAGAGGCAATAGCCGTTCTGTAGTTATTAAATCCGCTTCTGACCTTAATGATGATACGAGAGCGCCTGCTCGTATTTTATACAGAGACAGCCAATCCGATGGGCTTGTCTGCCACCATGTCAATTGTGTATCCCATATTCCAAACGTATCTACCCTACCGATGAATGTCGACCAGCGTACCCATAGTTGATAGCTGGATACAGCGGCATTCCGGAATGCGTCTGAAAATCGCCCGGTTCCCACTAATGGATTACCATCTCCATCAAGGCCCGTTCCACCGCCACCAGATCCTCCATCATTCGAACCTCCACCAGTCGAGCCTCCACCTTCAAGTGTCACATTTATAGTTTGAGTACCAGGAACTTCAACTACTTGAATCGCCGGCCTTGTTGCCAATTCTGTATTTTGTCTAATCAACGCCACATTTGTTTTTTCCAATTCCGTTATGCGTTGTTCTAGATTGGCATTTTCTACAGATGCCCTAGCCAATTCATCAGCTAACCTAATAATTTCATCATTTTTAGCAGTAACAACTCGTTCCAACCTTTCCTTACAATCTTGAAGTGCTTCAACCAAATCAAGCAAATCTTCATTATCAGATATGACTTCATCTAATTCAGCCTTTAAATCATCAATTGCTTGTTTTAAAGCGTCACAGTCTCGTAGTTGAATTTCAAGATCATCAATTTTATCTCGGAGCGAATTTATCAGATCAATTAAATCATTGATACTTGTGTAATCACCGATTTGGTCGGATGTCGAACCAGGACCGTTGGTTCCTCCACCACTTCCACCAAACACCGTTCCATCATGTGGATGAAATACAATATCATCGACATCGGTATTATCACTCCCTCCTGGTAAAAAATTGATGGTATTGATTACTCCGCCTGTTAGTTCGGATATTGAAAAATCAAGAGTCCTTAGTAGGTATTCTAAGTTGTATTGAGTTGCTGTTTTTGAAAATATCCTTGCCCCTTCGACGTTTTCAACTTTCAAATCACCAAATGTTGTCAATCCATTGAATAAGACATTACCATCCGCGTCGGTATATACTAAATTTCCATCTTGGTCTCTAATTTCATATTGAGCAGAAAGAGGCAAACCAGTCTTAGGATCAATGTTGTACACTCGAGATGTAGCATTATCCGGTTGAAGGTCTATCCTATCGTTTCTATTTGAAAGTTGAGATGCCATTATTAATCATATTTTCCATTTTTCACATCCTTAACAAAATCATCAGATGCCTTAAACATATCCCACCTTCCCTTATCGTATTTACCCATAAACCACGTCGATGTTGCAGATGGGACATCTTTTATATCTCTAACCTTATCGATAAATTCTCTACCATTTTGGCTTTTTCGAGCCGCATCTAAAAACCGCTCAAATCCCTTGGGATATTTAATTGCCTCTTTTAGTTTCATTATCGCACCACTTTAAATATATCGTCTATGTCATAGTAATCAGTTAATCCGTTCTTGGTTACTTTAATTACTACTCTATAAAATCTTTCAGGTTGAAATCCACTCAACCATTGATCAAAGAATGACCCACTTACATCCACACTTAATTTAGTGTAGTCGCTGAATGGAACAATTGTATATTCTGTATCCGCATCCACAATAGAATAGTATGATGCTGTCGGTAGATATTTATTTGTATTATAAGGACTACCAGCCGAAAATGTTCTTGCTGGATATAATGAACGAGCGAACACTCTAAAACGTGGTTTAGAGTCCTGTCGGTAATCTTTACGTAAATTCTTTACCTTCACTATTCTATCCTCATCAGTAATCTCTGAAAGCGAACCTGATGTGATTGTGGAACCATCCCAAGCCACTTCTAATGTTGGTGGAAATATTGTATGAGTATCCCTTGAATAAAACTTTAGAGTACCATAATCCTGTGAATCTTCTTCAACTGCGAAGCTATGCTTTACAATCATGCCTTCATTTGGAATTGAACCGCTCAACCATTGATGTACGATTGATGAAACATCCATCCGAATATCAGCCGATTCATAATCAAATGATTGGCTGGCTACCGATGCGGTATACCACGCACCTCCACCTGTACCGTCAATTGAGCCAGTTGTACCAACTCCCAATGAACCTGTTATAAGCGTTGACCCGCTGACCCACTTCGTTGCGGCGTCGCCGGAGTCACGATATAACCAAGATACACCAGTCGTTGTCACGCCGTCGAATTTAGTACCAACTCCATTTTGCCAGCTTTGAGATACCGGATATATATACAGTGTATAAGTCAGCGGAATTTGATGTGCTTGGGCTATTTTTAGATTCAAATAAAATTTATGATTTTTTGAAATCGTGCCACCTGCTATAGATGATGATATTGAAGAAATATCAAATTTAAGTAATCCACGTGCAATTTCACGAAGCGTATTATTATAATATGCCTTCTCAATTTCAATGATCTCATCTAGCCCTGTATTTTGTGTATTTTGCACCTTATACATAGTAGCGTCGCCAGATGGATAGATAAAATGATGCATTCAGTTAATCTCGTTTATTCATTTAATTTTTGTTTTCATCTCTATAATATCCTTGATGATTAGCGTAACTAATCTCCTTATTACATTCAGGGCAATATCTTTTAAATTTATTATACAACTACTTTCCAAAGTTTATTATTAATCGTGTGTTTTATCGCGGATTGTTTCGATCTATAAGATTTAAACACTCGGTCACCTATTTGTACTATAAACCAAGTTCCACTAAAACGATATGGTGCGTATTTACGAAGTTGTGTCATTCGATCAACTACCGCTTCCAACGAAACATCCTCTATGCTGTTTTTCTTCGCTTCTTCATTCAATATGTCAATTAGTTTAATCATTATACTACCCGCCCCCTAATGTCTTTATTAGGATATTTTACTTCGAATATACATGGATCTAATGATGGATATATAATCTTTCCCAATTGCGAAGAAGTATTCGAAGTTGTAACGTGTCGTCTTGCCGAATCAATATCATATGAAAATGCGGCGTATAATCCGCCGACTAGATTGCGAATCGTTATATTTTGAACAGACGATACACCTTCAACCGTTGCTATTTCCAATTCAAGTTCAGATAGATTAATGGGTTGATTAAATGTCCACTTATCTATTTCAAAGAATGATTTACATTTATTAATAGCCTTTAATAATACTTCTTGCTTATTGAAAGAATTGAATGTAGTTATTGCAAAATCAACTCCTATGTTCACTATAAATCCATCTAACATATTAATTCCATCTGTGACCATCCTGTATTCGCTTAAATATGTTTTAATGTTCTGCTTAATAGCTTGATTTATTGTAGTGAGGTGTTTATTCTTATCATACCCCAATATGTACATATTAACCGCAAACGGATTATTCTTTTCTCTTCCTGTATTTGATATCTGGTCAACTTGTCCTGTTAAATCCAAATCACCATCTGGAACCACAAATACTTTGGATATGGAACCGAATCTAGGAGGCATCGAAAGTGCTCTTATTTCATAATCTCGTTTCGTTACCGCTCTGCCTTGAGACGAGAACCATGCCAATGCATCATTTCTAATATTATCTAGCGGTTCTTCATTTCTTCCACCTGTGGCAGGCACCGTATTGGTGACTGATATTGTTTCTTTTAAATCATTCAGAGTTGAAGATACCGCGGTTGAAACATCTTGGTTGAAATCTTCAAATTCTATTTTTCTGATTTTGGTTAAATCATCCACTGGAACGTTTGATGATAATCCACCACCCTCAATATACTTAACAGTCAACGTTGTATTACCAGGAGCCTGTCCATATGTTTTTGTTGCAAAGAAATTCTGTGGGTCAATTGGACTTGATAAAGCCTTAGCATTTGTACCCAGTCCGATATTCTTCGGAGTCGGAATTAGAATCTGATCATCCGATGCCGAAGTTCCAGCCCCGAATTGAATTTCCATATTTCCATCTTCTCTTAAGCGAGTAACAAATCGCTTCGGTGTTTTTAACATTCTAAGTAGGAACGGTACGGAATCTTTGAAACGAGATAACTTTTCATCGTACCTATCGACATTTGGATAATCTACATATACAAAATCTTGAGCCAAAAATGGAACCTCGTAATATTTGTTATTCCCATCATCCGTAATTGATGTTATTTCTACTACTCTTTTATTTTCAATGGAAATTGTTTTATATGGGGTTGGGCTACCAATTGAAAATGTAGTTGACCTTTCAGTACCAGCCAACGCATCAACTTGCTTTTTAATGAGATAGAACGATGGAGCATTTGATGAATCTCTACTGTATACCGTAACCTCAGTCGCATCAAATGAACTACTGTATCCGAAATCGACCGGGATATCTGTTCTGAATTTAACATTAGGATCTGTCTTTGATTGTACTTCCATTCCCGCCTTCACTGTAAGCGCATATGTGTAATCAGGACGAATAGTCGCACCTGCCCCTATAGATGGGATGAGTTGATAAATGCTTAATCTAGTTCTAGCTGGTGTGATTGGGTTTATTTTATATCCGAAAAACTGTGCTAAATTATATATTGATTTTCTTTCTTGCGCATATCCAAGAAGAGATTCTTTTAACGTATCATCAAGATAATACGAAAGAACATCGCCAATATAAGCCGACATTTCAATTAGCATCATTCCAGGCGAAGCTTCATTGAAATCGTTATAGCTGTCCGGATAATACGTTTTAGCAAAATCTATTAAATTCTGTCTAAATTGACTGAAATCCTTATTGAGGTACTTCACATCCTTTTTACTATTCGGATTGCTATCTATTGATGTTAATGCCATTTATATCTCCTTATGATTGTACCAAAAATGCTAAATCTTGATACCCTACCACATTTGGTATGTGGTATGTTATTAAAACCTTCAACCTATAAATATTAACATCTATGTTTTCTCTAGCAGTTTGAACCGCATCAATAACAACAAATGGTAAATACTCCGCAACAGCGGTACGAACTGCCCCATCAATTTTCTCTTGAATAGAATCATCATTTTGTTCAAATACAACTTTATGCAAATTGGATCCGAATCTAGGATTCATTGGCCTCTCACCCTTATGTGTCAATAATAAATTAATAAGATTATTTCGTATCGCATGTGCCGTTGTATGTGTTTGAGCAAACCAACCTGTACTTGATCTGGTTATTGGCAAATCAATACCGACCGCCGCGCTTGCATTATGATCAAGCGGGTGAGAAGATGCCAACGACTGAGATACGATGATAGCCATTATTTTTTGAATTTTTTAACTAGTTCTGAATAATCTCTATTCATAGCCGCGTCAAGCACCTTACCCATTTCAGAATTGGCGTCAATTGATCTTCCAGAATGCCCTGTAGTTTCTGCAATTGATTTCTTTTGGACGGATGGGAATTTGCCCATATCATCGGAAGTGAACGTTTCCACTCCCATTAAATTTCTGTATGATTCATTGATGGTTGCACCAGGAGCTTGAGGAATTCCCCCCCTAGTCGCGCGCAATATGGAATCGATTGCAGAATTTCCAGTATTGAAGTTCATTTGCTTCCTCGGCTTCATTGGGGCAGTATTCGCTTGTTCAATATTTTCATTAATTGGTTTTTTGCTGGTTTCCAATGCAGACCCAAGTGCATTGAGTAGCGATGAGTCCGAGTGTGAAGATTCTGTTAATGCCTTCATATGCATCCGAACTCCTTCCTCTATCAATCCGGGTAGAATTGCCTTGATACGCTCATCTATGAACCTATTCAATAGTTCAATTGTTTTGTTTTTTTTAGTTTTCATTGTTATTCACTTAACGTTAAATTAGTTAATACTTTATTTTCCATAATAAGTATTTCAGGTCTCGATGCTTCTTCAATTTGAACATGCCGCCCAGCATCACCTGCATCGATCGCTTCTCTAAGGCTTATGCCTTTTTTATATCTACTAATAAAATCACTGCCGGTCAACTTGGTTAGATTTTGATCATCAATGTCCTTTCTATAGTTTAAATATTCAGGAATTTTATTATCATTATATTCAACACCTGCGAACCCATCTTTGGATATATTGGTAAGATTTGCTTTCTTTAATCCTTTGATAGAATCGGCCGCTTGCTTTGTTCCACTAATTGTTTCAATTATGGGTGCATTTGCAGTATCGTGTGGCGGAAAGTTTACAGATTCAAAGTCCAACACACCTACCGCGGTTTCAATGTTCGTTTTGGCTGAATCTATATTCGCTTTGGCTCTATCTATAATAGCTTGAGCACCAGGATCAGGACTATTGATATTATCTAATCCATTCACTATGGCATCTAACCTATCAACACAATCCAAATCAGCTAAGAACCTAAGGCATTCATTTTTAGTTTGAGGTGCTCTCCTATCTAATAACAATTGTATTTCACGTTCGATATTATCTAATTCAGTATCAAGAATGGCAAGGTCGGAATCAATTTTTGATGTATCATCGATTTCATCATCCCAATCTGGATCGCAAAATTCATCTTCAACTGATTCAACCCAGAATCTATCTTTAATACAAACCCTATTATCGGATTCTAATCCTGATAAGTCCTGCTCTGCTATTTCATACTTTTCCTTCATCCCTTCAAGTTGGTCTGATAGGTCTCTGCAAATTGCTGCGAATTGTCCAGTTGCGCGCTGGACTATCAGTAGAACATCATCGATTTGTTTCAAAAATTCCAAAGCCTTTGTAATGAGTTTTGTCCCGGCCCCGACGCCGACGATTCGCATGACAAATTTGGCTATTTTTAATGCAAATTTAACTATTTTTATTATCTTTCTGATTTTCCTTGCAAATTTAGATATTGTACCCAGCACCTTAGTACAAAGCCGTAGGATCCTATAACATCTCTTATATAACTTCCGGCCTGTTCTGAATATTTTTTCATCTAATGAAGTCAAGAATCCATTCGCTTGCGCCGACACATCATCCAGCGAACCTGCTACTGAACTAAGCCCACCTGCTACATATCCAACTGGCCCAGAAAGCGTACCGATTGCGCCTCCGATTGCCGACGCTTGAGCAGCCACAACGGATGTGCTTCCAGCTATTCTATTTATTTGGCTTATTTTTAATTTGAAGATAAATTTAAGGACTTTTCCTAATCGGCCGTCCACCTTTCCCAATAATTTACCAATCTTTCGACGTAGCCCGCCTTTGAGTACTCCTCTTAATTTTCTAATGCTACCAAGACCCATTTACTGCTCCGTTTTTTGAGTTGGCGGTGAATCTATCTGTGGATCCACTCTGTTAGACCCTATGAAAACCTTATCCGATAATAGGTTTCGTCTTAAATCTTCTGGTATTCTTCCCGTAACTAATAATTCATTCAACATATTTCTTAGATTTTCTGCTGATTCTGATTGTCCTGGAGCATCATATACAGCCCCATCGAAAATTGAACTCAAGTCCAAATACTTTTTCAATGCTCCAATAATAAGTTCCAAAAATACTAATAAATTTTCGCCCAATAAAGCCGGCTGTGATCTATCTTCTTCCATTCCCAAGTATATGTTAGGAGAATTGATATACGTATTATTTGATTTAAGTCTAAAACTTGCCTTGTTTGTATTAATATCCATTCCACGTAACGCATCTATCGATGTAGCGTAGTTTGAAAACATTACTATATTTTTATTTGATAAATAATATGAATCACCCGATGTTGATTGATTTATTATTTCATCGGATGATAGTATAATACGATCTCCTGTGAAGTCCGGCTTGAATGCGTATGTACCAATTTCAAACTTATCTTGAATCCAACCGCCATTCGCTCTGTTAACGTGTGAGTATTCTCTATAAGTTGTAGATGATTCAAATGCAGTTGGTGATTTTCGAATTTGATTTGAATTCACAAAATCTCTATACACTGTAGGGAAAAATTCAAAATGGCTCGGGCCCGAAGTTAAAATTATATATGAGCCTTGGTTATTTATATTTTCTTCTATGCTTGTATTAAATCCAGGAGCTATATTATTAGACAAGATCATAGTAGGTGAAATATTAGAATCTGAATTAGGAGTCATATCAGTCATTCTAATATTAGAGCCAAATCTACTTTGCAAAATTAAATCAGATGAAAGCGGATTGAGCTTAACTTGATTACGTATTTTAAATGTAGATGATGTAGATACTAGTGTTTCTCCATCCCGTAATGTTATATTTGAATTATTCTTAGTTTCGAGTGCTAAGCGGGAAGTGTTTCCATTATAATTGACAAGGCCTGACGTTGTTATTAGTTCATAAAATACCTTTTCAGAATCGCCACCAAGAGAGCCCACCTTTACATATTCACCTTCGGCTGGGTATTGTATGATATTCACATTCAATGGGTATGCTTTTATATACCCAGCTGAATTTTTATTTATTGGTTTGCATAAAATAGCCCCAATATCAGAAGCTATATTTCCGGATTTTGAATTAGTACCGATATCTTTTTCATTTCTCAATACTTGTATAACGACTGCGGTGTCAAACTGATTATATTTATTTATAATATCATAATCAGTATTCGCTGCCGTTTTTATTTTAACATTTTTCCCTGTGCTACGTGTACGGGAATCATACCAACCAATTCCACTCATTATATATCCTCTACTGGCAGTGGTTTATTTAACGTAATCTTTGCTTCATCCAAAGCCTTATCCATATCTTCAATTAACTGTTGCTTTTCCTCATCACTTAGATCCCAAGCCGCTATATCCAAATCGCCGGTGCCCGATGTCTTACTATCTGCGATCATAAACTTCTGAACTATTTCAGTTAATTTGATAAGAAGTTGGTCATTTTTCACGGCGGTATCCATATATTCCCTTATAATGGGAGCAATAATGACTGCATCATTGATTGTTTTAATTTTACCAGTAAACAGGTCGATCGCTGAATCAATCTTTCTATTCTTAGTCCGGGTATTAACATATATGTCATTTAATAAATCACTAAATGCGATACCACTGAATATTTTTTTATCTAAATCCATATTATTTCTCTGTGTTGGTTCTATGTTATAAATATACGATAACAAAAAAGGGATAACGAATTACCGCTATCCCTTTAAATATGTATATATGTATAGAACGATTAAGCTTCTATATTTCTTTTACTCCAAAACATATTGTTATATTTTTCTCTTGTTTCGATTATGTCGCCGGTATCTGTGTATTCCATCAACAATTGATGAACGATTTCCTTCATCATTTTAATAACCTTTGTTATATGAGAAGTTTTACACCCAGTCATTTCTCGTATATAACAATACAATGCTTTTTTATTAAATAATTCTAGATTATCTTTCTTTCTAAATAATTCCAATACCGCTTGAGCTATTTCAATATCTCTCTTTTTCTGAAAAATTGAATTAACGTTGGTGTTCCAAAAATCCATCATCATTATAATAAACTCATTCGATTCAGCCTGTCTTTCCTGTATATGGAAATCCCCCTCTATATCCCAATTTTCAGGCATCGCTGATATTAATGTTTCTCGGTTTTTCCATTTTTCGTGATTTTTGTTATTCAATTGGATTAAATAGTTTTTACACACGATGCTAAAATACGAGAAAGCCTTTCCCTTGCCCTCTTTGAATTTATGAAGATTTAATAATATAAACGAAACTGAACCTGCCATTACATCAACTGGATGGGAATCGAAATATGAAAACCCAAATCTATTAAAAATGTTTTCTACTAATTTTGCAAGTGGATATTGAATGTAGGTGTTATATATTTTATTTTTTACAATTTGATTTGTTTCTTTATTGTATAAAATAATAGCATTTTCTGTTTCAAGCGTAAAATACATATTCTTACTTACTTTCTTTTTACCCTTTCTAGCCTTCAATAATGCCTTTGCTTTTTGTTCTCTTGATTTATTTATTATTTCTTTCTCTATTATACTAGTATAATATGGCTCATTGATCATATGTTTTTCTTAATTCAGTTACCATTTCTTTAAGTTGTCTAAAAACAACCCCTACTTCATCTTCCGCTTCAAATGCTCCGCTTGCATCGATTTCTTCCATAATTTCAATGGTTTCTGATAATTCACTTTCACGTTCTACTATATAATCTTCCGCGGCTTCCAGTTTTAACATTGTTATATAAGTTACATATATAAACCCAAGTGTTGAAAGTATAAATAATATTAATAAGAATGTTGTCATAACTATTTTTGTTTTAAGTAGTGGACTCGGAGGGATTCGAACCCTCGTGCAGTATGATGTTCAGATAAAAGTCATTCACAAGTTTATTTAGTTTCTTCCCAACTAACAAAGCCACAGTGAATTTATCGTTATGCGCTGTTTAACGTACCGAACATTTTAATTCTACTCGGAATTCGAATGGTTGTAGAAGTCTGGTTAAGACTCCGTTAGTTTACACTAATTCTTCTACTGGAGTCCCCACGAGTGCCATAGCATCTTCGAAGGTAAAATTAGAAATTTCTTCTGCATTTATTTGTTTTTTGATGTTTATGTCTTTTCTAGACAACTTGCACTCTCACCCAACGGCCATCTGTCGATTACCGTTTCGAGCCCATTTTATATTTAATCATCGAGATTAGTATTATCATTGTCGAAATACCCATCCTCAATATCTTGGATAAGTTGTAATACTGATTTTACAATTTCCCAATTTTCTTCTTCTATTGCTTGTTGCAATAAATAAATTACCTTTTCTAACATTAAGCTTCTCCGATTTTAGGATTCATAAATCCAGAAATATATGAAACATTCGCTGTATATGAATCATTCATATTTTTCTTATGTCTTTCGTTTTGCTTCACGATTTCAGTAAGAACTAAATGTAATTCGGTATCTGTGATTATTTCTTTTTCATTCAATAAGTATACAATTGCATCTAAATACGAACCAATGGTTTCAAATAATTGATTTATATCTGCCATATTGTCGAATAATGTAATAATTTTCTCTTTTAAATCATCATTCGACTTCATCGTTCGTCTCGGTGTCGTCCATTGAACCCGTCGTATTCCATTCGAGTATTCGTTTTATTTCCGCTTCTATTATATTTTCAAAATCAGAATGTAATGTTATTCCAGTATCCACACTTCCTATTTCTTTTGTTTTAAATATTTCACGAAATGCAGTATAATCATATCCATCATCCATATCATTCATCTCTTCAAGCCGTTGTTCGAATGACATATCCTCTTCCTTTGTAATAGGAAAAGCGCCCAATACACACGATGGCCCATATCCAAGTGCAAATGCCAATCGCCTTATCAATTGTTTAAATTCCCAAATATTCATATCAGTTGAAACTTCATACTCTAATCTAGTTGGCTCACCAGCCATGGACACTTCGGTTGATTCATCTTCTATATTTTCAAAATTTCGAATATAAATAATTTTATCTTTAATTAATTTGTTCTTGTCGTTCATATATCTCCAGCACTTTTTGTTTAATCAAATGAACTCTACCCAATATGGTAACATCATCCTTAAAAAACCCTTCACACATAGAAATGGCCAATGGCCAATCTCCCATATTCACTACTACTCGTATCGTTGAAAGTAAGACTGGTTTATCTATAATAGATACAACCGTATTCGAATTAACATTCAATTCTAATGCGTCTAAAATTGCAATGTGATATTTCGTTTCCGATTTTCCAATCGATTTATCAAATCCTAAAATCAAAGCTTCAGTCATAGCTTCAGTCATCACACCATCGCCTCCCATCCCGTAGATAGTAGCGATTCTCCTTTCTTATATTTTATAAATTCCATTTCACCATCTGGGCTTTTAAACATATATTTTTTATTGCGTTCGAATTTCGATGATGTAACTGGTTGCGCGTATTGTCTGTTCTTAATTGTAATACCGTCTAAATGATCTATTTCATGTTGTATCACTACACATTCCAAAAATCCAAGATCAGACCAAAACGATTCAATATTGTTAGCCCAATTCGAATCATCATCAGGACCGAAGTCCAATTGCCCTTCAAAGTTGTCGGCTTCTACCGTGACGGATAATCTACGTAATGTTTTGATTGGCTTCCTGAGCGACCTAGGTATCGATAGACATGCTTCCATGTATGAATATTTTTCTTCGGATGCTTCAACGATTCTTGGGTTGACTAGGTAGAAAGGTTCTTTTACATTTATCACACAGATGCGCTTGTTTATTCCGAGCTGATTTGCGGATAATCCCAAACCACCGTGATTCTTTAATTCTGTAAATAGAGCCGCTGAAATAACTTCTGCTTCTTTTGGTTTGAATTCTGAAACGGCAACTGGTATTGCTAATTTCTTCAAATCTGTAACTAATCTATTCTTTGATTTCTTCATATGAGATGCCGTTCTTTTTTAATTCTTCTCTGTATTTCGGTTTTAATATTAAATTACCGCCAGACGTTTTTATCTTTAACCCAACTATATCACCTTTTGTTCCATCATGTTTAACGTAATCTATTCTATTCGTTATTTCTTCAACAAATTGGTCATGTTTATCTATATCTATTTCATCATTATTTGTCGGCAAATCTGGCAATATATTTGTGGCTTCTTCTGCAACATCCCCATATACTTTATATCTATTCAATTTGATGGCACCAGAAACATCCCTTAACAGTTTAACTTTTTTATCCTCATCATATGAATTTAAAAACGCTATAACAAGAATCACTGCAAATGGATCGAATACGAAGATAAGTAACATGATGAACCATTTTACAATAGTGTCCGTATCTTGCCCGAATGCTATGGCTATAAATCTAAAGCCTCCAATTTCACGTTCAACATCAACATTTTCCATTCTCGTTTGATAAATTAATTGATCTAATGAATCGACAGTTACTCTTGCATTATCGATGCGTGTACTCAGTTGGTTAATTTCGACGTTGGCTTCATTAATAAGATTAGTAGTGGTTCTAGCATTTGTCCAATTTTCACCTTCAACCAAACTATTATATCTTACCTCTTGTCTGGTTCTATTATCAGAAAGAATTTGGATCCTGCTTTCCCATCTTGGAATATCATTCTGAACACGTTCCTTTTGACTTTCAAATAACTCAACTTTGGAATCCACTTGATTGACATTAATTTGAGTCTGTGTATACGCGTTCGAAAGGAATCCAAATATACCAGCCGATGTAATACTAATCAACACAACGACACCAATTATCATATATGTTTTCATAACATTATTTGTGGCTTTCCAATGGTTATGGAGATATGCCGCGGCTACGAGTTTCCCGAACTCTAATGCCGCTGCCATAATTATAACTTGCAATGTAGCTCCACTAAACAGGAGACCAAGACCTGTTACTGAGAAGTAGGCCGCCACACCTGCGATTAATATCGCGGCGATGCCGGTAAGGAATGTCATTAATCGCATTTTGGGCTCTGAATTATTTAGATAATTCTATCAACCGACGTGCTTCTTCTACTGATTGCCGAAGCCGTTTAATTGTATCAGACACTTGCAGAGCAGTTGCTTGTACGTGTCGTTGTTCAATACGTTCAAGCATATGCACTTGCATAAGAGCTTTGTCTAATTTATTAAGAATATTTTCTTTATACATCTGTACTATACCATTGTAATTTGTGGCTATAAATATATACAAATACAAAAAGGGACACGACATCCCTTTATTGTATATATTATATATGTGAAAATTAGATATTACTAATTTGATCCCATACTGTATGTTCTTGTCGGCAAGACATCCAATCTGCCCAATGCAAAATATATGGTAATGATGTTTTTAATTGAAAATCTTGAGAATAAGAAACCCAATATTTCTTGCGTTGTTCATTGAATAACCCATCAGCCAACATAATACCGAGCTGTTCATTCTGAGTGAACGTAACTCCATATCGATTGAGAAGCAATATGGCACGGTCTGTAACGTCCATAAATTGTAACTTTGGATTGATTGTAAAGTATTCATTTTTCTTATCCTGTGCCCATTTATCAGATTGAGGTATATAATATGAATGCTTCCCATCACCCAGCTTTCCTAAATCATGATGAAATGCCGCGAATACTAATTCTTCATCTGCGAAGTCATGTTCTAATATTCCGCCACCGTGGAGGAATAACTTTTTAAGCATTAATGAATTCTGAACTACTCTAAGAACATGGTCGATATATCCGCCTCTATATGCAGAGTGAAAGTGTAACTTACCACTTGCTGGAGCGATCGCTAATTCCACCCCAAGTTCATCCTCCGAATACATATGTAGGAGTTTTTCCAGGCGTACGCCTGTGAAATGTGATTTTAGTTCATCGATGAACTTTTCGTAGTTTTCTTGTAACTGTGTATCTGTGTATTGTTTCATTTCAGTAATTTATTATTTAAATTGTCCTAGTAATGTGGATGGGTTTCTTTTTCGTTCCCGTTGGTTTGATTATTTCAAGAAAAGGAAAATACATATTATTGTAATCCATCTTCTTTGCTTTCTTTAGATTGCCGCTGTTACTATGTAGTAACGATATGATTCCAGCTTGTTGGTCTCGGTTTGACCACCCGTAAAATGTGGCTTTATACCAAATTTCATACCAGACTTTAGCATTCGGATTTATTTTGAATTTATCCGATTCCTCTTTAGCAATTGCTTTTTTATTCTTCGAACCTTTCGGCCGACCGCGCTTTGCCATAATTTAAAAACTGATTTTAGTACTGTCGATAATTTTTTATGTGATGCTTCATAACATCCAAGTAACCGCTGTTCGCTTCTTTTCATTAATCCTTCCAGCCATCGAACAGATTGAGTATGAATACTCCAGCGATAATTAGAGCATATGGTTCAGGTATTCCTGGGTGCCCGAAGAACGGAGTAGCCATTATCCAATACATTAAACACCCGACAGCTGCGATTATTAAAGTTTTCATATGGAATCTCCATCAAAATCCTCGGATTCTTCCGTTTCCCATGGATCGAGTTTCAATAATTCATCCAAATCCAATAACGTATTTGTCATATTATCATTAATGAATTGATTTTTGTATTTCACGTTCGATTCAACGTGTGGTTTGCGGCGGTTACTTGATTCTTTTTTTTCTTTTTTGTAAGTCCTTCCCATTGTATTATTAACTAAAGATTTTTTCCAGTTCTCGGCGCTGTACCACGCCGCTTATTTGTCCAATTTCTACTCCATTTCTCAAGAATACAGTAGATGGTACGGATCTAACATTATACTGTTCGGTTAATTTCTTATTTGAATCAATATCTATTCGTTCGATTTGAACATTTCCATTAGCTGCTAGAAATTGTTCATATATTCCTTTATATACTCTACATGGCCCACACCAAGACGCGGAGAATACAATCATTTTATTACTCATATTATTTTATATCATTTTTAACAGTTAAAAGCGTATCACATAATTCATATTCTTCACATTTAATTAAGTGATCCATAATTAGTTCAAACATAGTGTCAACATCCGTTATTTTTATTTCATAGTTATTTACGTTCGAACCATCCCAATATGTTATAGTTATATCCGCGGCTTTGCCATGTGGTTTACTGGATTCAATTGCATATATTAACGATTCCAGGTATGTAACCGACAACCGACCATCATTTAAATCTATAACAAATTTATTATCCACTGTTTCCTAATTTTTAAAAACTACCCATTCACCATATGAAACAGCGATAGGATATTCCATATTCCCAAATCGTTGATATGCATAACTTGATGGTTTAACGATGTATTCACTAAGCTTTTCTTTTAGTTCATATTCAACTGATTCATCGAATTCATCTAATGATCCAAAAAAATGAAATCTATGTTCATATAAGTATTCTAGAAAATCACTCATTGACATATTATTAAGATCATCGAACCCGTCGTTTCCATCCGGTTCTCCATCGAATTCCTCATCATCGAACATATTACTTCTCATATTGATTGCCATTCATATGACGGTTTGTATCTACTATAAATATCAATAAAATGATTAAATAATTCCAAATGCGGCATTTGTTTTTTCTCTAAGTAATTCGGCATAAACCTTGGGTATAAACTTATTCAAAGCTTTATTGTCCTCTGGTGTTAATGGATATCCATTATTTTCTTCTCGCTCAATATCTTGAACCACTTCGTTTCGAATATATTGCATGTCTTTCATTTCGTATTCAATTGGATTACCATTTTCCTCTATTTTTTCAATTGCATGTTCAATCCTAGCAATCGTGACAAACTCACAAAATGGAGAATTAATATCAGCAACAGTAACTTTTACTTTTCTATGTGCTTCTTCTGAATATCGCTCTGTTTTATGTTTGATAATCAAACGATGATCGCTATGCCAAATAGCATTAACCAGTAATCTATCTACGGGTTTGATTACTACTCCCTCAATAAACCCGTCACCTGTAACTTCTGATTTCATTGCTTCAACGTCTAGCGCTAATGCTTCTCGTATTGTATTTTGGGTCGCTACAACCGGTACTCTTGGTACGTTAAAATAATCCATCCAATAGTACGCATCACGGTGGGCGAGATAGTGAGCATCCTCATCCCGTTCTTTAAATAGAACATCGAAGTACAATACAGACAGCCCGTCCCAAGGGTAAGTAAATCCAGTTTTCAACCCGTTGCCACATAATTCTCCAAAGAACACAAACCCCGTGCCTGTTTCTTCGAACTTCATTACGCAAACTCCCAAAAGTTTATCAATTTTATTCCGTGCTGCACTCGTCAATTTATTCCAATTTGGATGGGCTGATTGCCCGACCCACGTCGGTTCAGATATATCTCCAGTGTACATTACATAAAATATTTGATTCCGCTGTCCAATAAACGGATCGCCGGTTTCGGTTACTCCGACTCTAAAGTTTTCACCGTGAATCTTTTCAGTAACTATACATTTTAAATCAAGTAATTCATTTGTAATATTAGGTCCAAGCAATTCGCAACTTTTAGAAAAGTTCCTAACATTCATAATTGAATTATATTTCTGATCTTCCTTTGTTTTCATTATTCATTCGTTTTACTCCCGTTTCCAATCTAGCAACTTTCATATTGGTTGCCCTTAAATCTCTGATAAATTTATTCGATGCATTATGCAACGTGTTAAAATTACCATTGGCTGCTGTATTAGCCTTATTTAAATCATTATTTATTTTAGTAGCCGTGTTAGTCAACGCATCTATTATTGTGTATAAATACACAACCCCTACTATTAATAATACGATTAATATTCCGAAAATCCAATTCATTATTTTTTATTCATTTAATATTCATAGTTCTCTTTGGGTCACGAGTACCGCATATATGCACCGTCCCATCTAAATCGTATTCAAGAAACACAACTTCAACATTTGCTTCTTTAAGCATTTGTTTGGATACTCTAAAGTGTTCTTTCCATATTTCATTTGATGTTCCTGCTCCTGTCACACACACTATTTTAGAAATACCGGCACTTATGATACCCCTTGCACAATCAGCACAGGGTAAGCCACATGTAAGGTATATGGTACAATCTTTAGTAGATACACCAGTCAATGCTGCATTAAAAATAGAATTTCTTTCTGCGTGTTCAAACCAGAAATACTTTTCAGGTCTTTCCTGTCGTTCAGATACATTATCATCAATTCCTCTTGGAAATGAATTATATCCAGTTGATATAATTTGATGATTCGACCCAACAATAACAGCCCCGATTTGGGTGCTTTCGTCTTTCGATTTTAACTTTACTTGTTCGGCAATGTTAATAAAATATTGTGTCCAGTCCATTTATACTCCTGTAAAGAATTTATTTGAAGAATTACTTCCCCACTTTTGGTAATTATGCCCAAATTCATTCATATTGAATTCTGGTTGGTCTATTTCAACATACTTTCCATTAGTTGACCTAACTTCAAATAACAAATCTCCTTCTTTTGGATTTTTATTATTGTTGTAAGCGTCATATGAATTAAGTATGCGTTTACTTTGTTTATTCAATGGGTACATATACCGAAACATTAATCCCCGGATTCTGTCAATACCCTTTGATTCACAAAAATCATGTGTTAGCCAAAATATCTTTTCTCTTTTCGAAAAGATTGCGTTTTCTTCACATAACTTTCTGGCACTTCTTGGATGTACCTTTTCCTTTGTTTTCTTATCCATATAAACATCGGTCTTAAAGTACCCCAAATATTTGAAATTGGAGGCTTGATAAACGTATCCACATTTACCCATTATTCCATCAGCCAATGTATAGAGAAACTGAATATTCAGATTTGCCTTTATGTATTTAATAAGAAGAGCCATTGCCTGAGACCCAAAATTAGATTGGTTTTTTTCAGGCAGAAAACACATCTTTCCAATTTCGAAGTAATCCAGTGTGGTCAGATTGTGATTTGGAAACAATTTATTAATCGTTCCAAGTGGCTGTGTGCCCCATCCTAATGTAACAACTCCGACTAATATATCATCTTCATAAAACCCAAGATAATGTTTTGTGAGTCTAGGCAAGATCTTGGAATAATGATATTGATGTATAAACTGAATCGCTGTACTTTTCGGAATTTGATGTATAATCATTATATTTGTTTAAATAGGAAAAGGTAGTAGCCCACCATAGACTACTACCTTCAAATCAATCAAATGTTTTTCATGAAAAATGAACCAAACCCAACATGTTATTTAACATTAATGTTAAATAATTATTTAACATTTGATTGATTAAGAGCGGAAGGATGGGAGCGCGCCATCTTCTCCTAACTGGTAGCCAGGCGAGTTCTATTAACTCTTCTTCCGCAAATTGTATACTGAGATTACGTATATTCCATTACTACCTTTGTTCCCGTACCGAGTCGGTGCGACCCTATCGTTAAGAACGTATCCACATATTCATCGAATATGTCTAGCAACATTGCCGCCTTTTTATAAAGTGAGGCCATTCACTTGTCATAGTAACCATTCTCGATTATCGTCCTTCTCCCTACCTTGCGAGCAGTTGGTCCCAGCGATGGGATTGGATGCAGATTTCAATCAACTTACGTCAACCTTGCGAGTTTCAATAAGCCTTCATTCCATAAATGGTGAAGGATTAGGCAATTTGATTAGTTACTACCGGTGAAGTCTTTGCGTTTCACAGATGGAATTGAACCACCGATGTTTTCTGATAAAGAAAATGCTTAACCACTAAGCTATTTTGTGTTTCTACTAAGGCGTGCTTCACCAGTCGCTCCATATCCGTTTGAGATACAGAATACAACACGCCTTTATACGTTTCGGGCTACCAACCCTACTGTGCGATATTTCAAGATTACTAGGATTATCTAAATAACCCGTTTACCTTTAATATTGATTTTCTGCCTTTACATTGGTGATGCTCAGACTTCAATCTACGTCTTACTCTATTAGAGTTCATATGTTGGATTATGCTAGGTGAAGTTCCCACTTCTATTCTGAATTCCACTGTTAGCCAAATTCATATCTTTGTCAAAAGACTTAACATACATACTTTTCTCTTTACTTCCCCGTTACAGGAGAACATCTGTCGACCAGATGTAAAGCGTACGCTTGTTTAGATGAACCAAAGTAAACTCTGGCGGGATAGTGTAGACTACGCCCTTTCAACACCTTGCGATGTCATATTCTTTATCTCCGAAGAGATTGGATCCCAAACAACCCGATTATCATTATTTTAAAGAACTAAAACTTTCGTTCCCTTTTGTGTATATACATATACAACTAATTTCGAAAACGTTCGTTTTTTATATGAAGTGTTAATGAATCAATTGATTAATATTATTCATCATCACAAGTACAGGATCCGTTGTTTGCTTCATCACAATCATGGCAACATGAACAATAATCTTCTGATTCTCCGCAATTTTCACAATCATCACCACAAACGCAGTTGTCAACAAAATAACTGCAACTCCAGCACGTATCTTCATCTTCTTCAATGAAAGTGATTGATACGGAAACCAGAAAATCATCTTTGTCGAAACCAAGAACACAATCGTATGAACCATCTCCATACCCAGTTGAACAAACAACTCCACCATCCATGTTACCGAAACTTTTGTTTTCTTGTTCTTCATCGGTATTGCATGTAATATTACAACATACATCGTACCATAATGAAGAACCGAAAGAATCAAATTTATTATGGAATTTTGTGCCGGAATATTCATTCGAATCTTCCCATTTGTTAGAATCAAAAATTCCCATTTGTCCCGAATCAACTCCAACCGTAATAAATTTTTCTCGAATGCACCCGTTAAGTGCTACTGGAATATATGCGTGCAATTGTGCTACACGCCCTTCGCTTTCTTCATACTCACACCAAGCACTCCACTGTCCATTTTTGGCTTTTTCATTGCCAACAATGTCAGCCAGTGATTCATCATTTGGTGTATAACTCGGGTCGGATATGAACAATCGGCCGGATGAAACGTTAAAATCAATCATTTTCTTTATCTTTGTCTTTGTTACTGTTTCGTATAGATAAATATACAATAAATTTGTTAATATTCCTAATTACTTTGATGAAGATATTATGAATTGATTAATTCCAATCAACGTATTTATCACGAATCATTGTAACAGAAATTTCAATATCTTCGCAATAATACAGTTCAGGATCAGGTTCGGATTTCGCTGGTATATGTTCATTTATAAATGCCTGTCCCAATCTCTGGTCACCAAACTTCCCAGCTGACCATTGTGCAAAAAATGAATTGAATGTATACCACTTTATCGTTGGTTGCATCGAATTAGTGTTTTGGATAAACTGCGAACGTGTCGGCTGACATTGTGTTGTTATACGTTTAATGAATCTAGTGCTTCTCGAATCTGCCTAGGTGTGTACGTTTTACCTGCGATTTCAATACCATCTCCAGTAAACCGAAAACGCAGACGTTCAGTTAAACCATTACTGCCAATCATTGAACGAACTGTGATTGCTTCATCTTCGGTAGCAATTGATACTACGGCAAATTTCGATGGTAATGGTGCAGTTTGCTTTAATTCAAACTCAACAATAGCTGTTGATTGCTGAACGTTACATTGAATCATTTCAATGGTTGTGGACTTTGTGTCTGATCTAAAAATTGATTTCATTTTCTTCTTTTATTTTGTTACTGTTTCAACTATGATCAATATACAATAAGATGTCGAGTAACCCAAACTAATTTGATGAAGATATTATGAATTCACAATTTTATGATATGAGCGGAATTTCATTTTTAATTCGAGAAATTTCCTGTCCATCCGAGTTCGTATGAACAACCAACCTATCACGTCCTGGATATTTGAAAAATTGTATTTGCCCTGAATCCGAAATCCATACCGCTGCTGCATCGGAAACCTTCATTCGTTTGACCCGGCGGGCAAGATCGCCGTCGGCATCAACATATTCATCTTCCAATCTGTAATATCTATCACCTATTTTCAGGTCGCCGAATGTGAGACGTTTTGATAGTTCGGATTGTCGCTTTGTTTCAAGCAGCCGTTGTAATCCGGCTAGCGTTTTCCCGGCTAATAGTATTTCCGCTTTAATTTGTTCTACTGTCATTTTAATTATCGTTTTGGATAAATTGCGAACGAAGTAGCCATATGGCTGTGGCAATATGACTGTGGTCGCGAGTATACGGTTGGACCATCGCAGTGCGTAGAACCACCACGATATTTAATATGAAACATATCAGTCACCATCAAGGCGCGGACTTCAGGTGACCACCGACATGAAATCGGTATACCCTTATAAATTGAATTTTCAGTATCAGGCTAAAGATATACTACCAAGTCAATTCCAAATCTGGCGGAACCAAATCTGTCTCTATATTGGTTGTATTTCAAAGCTGCTACACTATGTGGATTTTTCATTGTATTATTTACCGAAGTTTTTCATCCAACATGAAAGGACTTTATGTGATATTGGTTTAGAGACTCCAAACGCTTCACGTAGGTAAGCACCCGCGCCAAACATATTGGTTGCTCCTGATAGTCTGAGATAATCAAGGTATCGGCTCATCCGATTGAAATCTTCTGGTGAAACTCCACCAAATTCTC